CCCTTACAATCTTTGAAGTCATAGAGATTGACATGCCACACTTCACTGCAAACTGCGATTGATTAAGGTTTAATTCGTCCATGTAATGGTTCATTGCTTTGGTAATATTCATATTATTCCTATACTTGTTGTACTAATTATTTATGCTATGGTACAATGTGTAAAACATTATTTCAATAAATAAATAAAAGGGAGTAGTAAAATGGGATGGCAATTTCCAAATGAAGAGATCACTTATTGTGATAGGTGTGGTGAATACAGAGATAGTTACTTGTATATCACCGTTGATGTTTACGGTATATGCAGCAACAAAACAAGATTTGACGATGGATCAACCTACGTTTGCCACGATTGTTTAACTGAAGATGAGTATAAATTACTTAAAAGGTTAAATGATTTTGATCGCGGTGACGCTGACTGTCAGTTAGGCAAGCCACATATGCCAGGGCAAAGCACCGAATATGATTGGGCTTATGGTGCTAGGTACGCAAAACAACAGATGGATGATGCAAAGCTAGAACCATTGAATAAATTTAATGAAGAATTATTGGGGTTATAAAATGAAAACAAACATACCAGATAGTGTAAAGAAAGTATTCCAAGAAATGGGAATCAAACCAGACCATGATAACTTATGGGATTGTCATGGAACTATGGTTATCAAGCACAAAACACTTGAGAAGCTAGCTGCATTTAAGGGAATACAGTTTGATAAGCCTGAGTTTATAGAGGTCAGCATTAAAAACAAAGAAGTAGCTATCTTAGTCACTGGTCATCTTGGCGATAAGACTGAATGGTCAGTAGGTGAGTCAGCGCCTTACAACTGCAAGAATAGCTACCCGTTTGCCATGGCCGAAAAGCGCGCGAAAGACCGCGTGATCTTGAAGCTCGTTGGCTTGCATGGTGATGTGTATAGTGAAGATGAAGCTGACGATTTTGCGGTCAAACCATCTTACACAATAGAGCAAAAGTCTAGGCTTGATGATGCGCTTAATCGTAGTGATAGTTTAAGCATGTATGCTTTGATGTCAGGATGCACAGAAGATCAGGCAACGGGACTGTTTAATTCTTTTAGGCGTGGTGATGTAAGTCTTAACAAGGAAAAGATTAGACAACTCAGCCATCAAGGTAGCTCACGATGGAAAAAAATACAAGCTGATGTTGAGAACGCATTGCGTGATTCGGACGCGAAAAGGGAAGTAGTAGAGTATCTTGAAGAAGAAAATCTATCTGTGTCTGATATGGAGTTCTTGCATACGATGTTAGACAAACACGATTCAAATCAACTGAAACAAATAATGGGGTGATGTATGGGTATGTATTTTAGAATTAACTTTGATATGGACTTAACAAAGATAGACAAGTCTAGGATTAGAGAGTCAGAAAAGGGCGGTAAGTATGCAAACTTTACGGTGTTTTGTAACACTGATAAAGTGTATGATGACTACGGAAATAGCGGTTTTGTTAGTCAAGCATTAAACAAGCAAGATTTTGACAATCAAAGAAATGGGATTGAACTCCCAGAAATGCCAAATATTGGTAAAGCTAGGGTGGTTTATCCTAAAAATGATACGCCTGTTGAACCTAAAAATACTACACCACCAGCGAAAGCAAATGATATTTTTGATGATGATATTGACTGGTAAAAGAAAGGGGGCATATAGCCCCCATTTTTATGGCGTATAAATGTATTTTGTCCATTGATCTTTTTCTTCGATTGTCTTAATAAGATGACCTTCCGCTCTTAAATCGTATATTCTAGCCGACAATCTGTATATGCCTAATTTTCGCAAACTTTGCATTGGATCAATAGACCCGTTCTTTTTAAGATAACTTAAAAGTTTTTTATTCTGACTCATTTTTAGCCCCTAAAAATTACAGTTAAAAAAGTAACAAGCGCAAATGCACTAATTGAAATTAAAGCCATTAGAGCGATAGCACCCAAACCCGTAGTAATAACACCCGTAATGCGATTACGTTGCCGTATGAGCTTTATATGGCGTTTTTCGTCCTGTTCAAAGCGTTTCTGTGCAATGTATCGCAGCGCACGCATATTTCTGGTTGGTATATCCCAGGTGTAATCAGTCATTGTGTCCCCCTTATGCCTATTTTATCCGCGTAGGCCACCGCTTTTTCAACACCATTCGGTGTGAATCTAGAAAATGAAGGACTTTTGCTTGGATTTCCGATATAAAATGTAGGAACACGACAAGTCACAAAATTTGACTTACTAATTTGTGTTGCTGGAATTCCTTTTTTTTCTAACATTTTTAAAAAGTTTATTGCTCTGTCTATACATCTGGTTGCACTTTCACCAAATACTTTGTATTTACTGGCTAATATCTTTTTATCTTTTTCCAATCCAGCAATTATTTTTTTATAAGTATCTATTTGTTCCATTGTTTCCCCCTTATGCGTTGTATTCATGTATTAAGTCGCTAACATCAATCATCAATTCCTCGTTTAATCTCTCAAGGTTGTCGTGACCAATGTTTTTTACTAACCAGCGTTGAACCTGTCCATAATTTAGACCGTAGTCTAGTGCTTGATTAGCACAAAATGACCTGATAACAAATGATCTTAAGCTGCGATTACTTTTAAAACCGTCAACATCAAACTCAGGCGCATAATTAAACGCGTGTTCTTCGCCATAATCACCGTTAATAAAAGAGCGATACAATCGCCTTACTACGTGATCACAATCACTAATAATGTTTTCAATATCGTTAAAATCGTTTTCTAGTTTGTTTATTGCTTCCATGGTGTTACGTTCCTTTTTTAATTGATTGAGATGTTACTATATACTATTGGGACACAGAGTACAAGAGCAAAGATAAAATAATTATCATTTGTCTAATATATAGGGGAGAAATACATATAGATATATAGATAAATGGCGTTTTTTTTGTGTTTTATTTATTCAATGATTACAATAACTTAATCACAAAGTGTGAAAATAGGAGTTTATATTATGCCCAGTAGAAAAGGCTCACCCAACCGCAACAAAAATTATCTGATGTCACGCCTACAATCTATGTATGGTTCAGATTTCCACCCGATCCTTAGGCTAGCTGATAACGCTGTCAGACTTGATGAGATGGCAAAAGAATCAAATGATGTCACAGCAATCAGAGCAAGTGTTGACGCATGGGATCGTATAGCACAATACACAGAGCCAAAGTTAAAAGCTGTAGAGGTTAAAGCAGATAATGAGCTAGTGGTATCAGTACAACGCAAGGTGTTCTCAGGTGCTGACACAGGCACAGATAGTACTAGCACAGAATAACGACCCCCCCCTGTCGGAGTCGCAGTACATATGTATATATATATCCCCCACAAAAAAAATTGGACATAAATTGGACTTAATATGACATCAACGAGCAGTCGTGGTAAAAAGGGGCCTAATCATGTACATTCTTTAGATAAGGAAACGCGTGATAGGTATTTTCCTGAATATAACGGAGGTAAGGGTAGTATGCCTAGAACCTCTACAAAGACAACAAGACAGCGTTTTCAAGACAACTACGATAAGATAAATTGGAATCGTAAGTAATGCGTATTGAATATAACCTAATGCCACAGGGCGAGGTACTTCAAAAATTTAACGATTGTCGTGCGCGTAATTCTTTTATTATGGGGCCACTTGGATCAGGTAAAACCGTT